AGTCCTATTCTGTTTGTGTGTCAACCCCTCGTTCAGTTATGTTTGTAGTTATGTAATCGCTGTTATCCCAACTATTCTGCCTAACCTCTTTTACTACATCAATCGGTGTTTCAAGTGGCTCGTTCCTTGGTGCAATAACCACGATACGATCTATGTTAGCATTAGCAAAATCATTATAACAACCATTGCTACAAAAATAAGAAAACATATTTCTTCTGTCGCCTGTGTTCCATTTAGTTTGTGCAACCTTACGAGTTCTTAGGACCTTGCTACCCTTGACCCCTCGTACTCGGTCCTGTGTATGTGACTTATGACACTTCGGACCATGACACCATTTATAATCGCTCATATATAAAATGTCAGTATTACAACTGCCCCTATTATTGCTATCATAATTTCTATTCCCTCCATTTTTTCCTTTCATTTAGTTCCCATAGTTTTCTGTCGTAGTGTGCTATCATTATTTCTGATACGACAAATAATAAAAAGCCTAGGGTTATAAACCCTAGACCGATATATAATATTAAATTGTAATCCATTATATTCTAACCTTTGCGTTGCCTGTTGCCATTCTCCAACCGTCTGCGTTTAAATCCCAATAGACTAAACATGGTGTGTCATTCTTTGATGTAAATGATTTGCCTTTAGTTCCGTCTGGTTTATCATACTGACCTTTACGTGTGATAAACTTTGCGTGTTTCTTTGCGAAGTAAGTTATGTAAAACATTGTATACCTTTCTATTTTGTTTATAGGACTATCCTATTACAGATAGCCCTATGTGTCAAATGTTAAATTAATTTTATTCTGCCTGTATCAAGGTCGGTCATTACTGCTAGCCCTCGTTTTTCCATGTCGTACCAGCCTTGCTCTTTAAGATACTTATACAAGTTCTTGCAAGTCTTTGGTGCTTTGCTATCGTCTAAAAAATTAAGTACAGCTTTTGCAAATGATGAAAAACCTGTTACTCTAGGGTTTGTCATAAGCATGCCACTAACTGCCTGCCTCTCTAAAGCTTGAAGTAATAGTTGTTGTTGAAACCTTAAGCCAGTTTCATCTTTTGTTGCTGCTAGTGCGTCCTCGTTGTATTGCGTTCCATTTCTCATTGTGTCCTTTCATTTGTTAATAGGACTATCCTATTACAGATAGCCCTATATGTCAAATGTTAGTTCACACTCTCATATTGTTTTCTCGCTAGTATTTTTGCTTCTCTAGTGTTGGTTGATTGTTTATTCTTCATACCCTTAATCATGTTAGCTAGATTTGTAGGGTTATAAATTGTCAAGCCTGTTGAATTAGTTTTAACTAATTCAGCTTCATCTACATTGATACCTAATTCGGTTGCAAGTTCTATGCCCTCGCTTAAATATCTATATGCTTTCAAGCCTATCTTTAATTGGTCAGCTTGTTTAGTTATACTTGATACCCATGTTGAATGTTTAGATACAACATTTGCTTTTGCCATTCTCCATTGTTCAAACTGTTGATACTCGTCTTTGGTACAAGCTATGGCTCTACTTCTGCAATAAGAAGTTCCAATGACATCAGCATAAAATGGTGCATTGAAACCTTTAGTCATTCCAATCGCAGTACTATCATTATAACCATTACTCTCTTTGCCTAGTGCTTTATTACACATATCAACGTGCTTTGTTTTATATGGGTTGCTATCCTTACCAGATTGTTGAGGTAGAATATCAGGGTTGCAACCTTTCTCTTTTAGTTCTTCTCTAAAATATGCGTGTGCAAATTGATCTTGATCTTCTCTACCATAACCCTCTTGTCCGTCTATGTTGCCAAACAAACCAAAATCAAAATGTGATTTAGTTTCTTCTGGTTCGCCCTCGTCATTTACATCTTCATTGTGTGCAAAGTAAAAGCATTTATCTTTTGCTACTACATCACAGGGGTCGCCATATTTTTTCTTAAAGACACGTAGTGTTGCTACATCTTCTTTAGGATATGATCTCTCTACAACTTCTTTGGCTATTGAAAATGTAAAGTTCTGTTCTGCATTAAAATCTTCTCTTGATTTTAAAAATGCTTCTCGTTCTTCTGTGCTTTCATTCTCAAACACATCTTTTATTTTATTGAACAGCTTGTTTCTAAACTCGGTGTTCATACGTATTTTTGCTGACATATAACCTTTCTTTATTTGTTTATAATTATCCTATTTTATCCCTTGACAAATAGATTGTCAACACCTATATTGAGTTAGGTATTACAAGTGTATGGAAACCCCATAATAAGCTTGTAGTCCTTTCGGGTTTAGACTGGTGTTAATAGCACCAGCTTGAGCCCTGGTCCAATGGCATGCGTGTCTAGGGGTCGGTTGATCACCGATAAGCCTCGATGATACAATTCACTTTGGACCTGGGGTCAAGTAGGTAAGCGAACTGCAACAGGCCTATGACCTGCTTGGCCACTTTAGAATGATTCTAAACTATAAAAAAATTAAAAAAAGCTTCAGGCTGCAAGCTCCAAGCTTCAAGCAATAATAATACTTGACATCATAGTAGGATAATATATGATGGTGATATCCCGTTTGATGGTATCCGGATTTAAAACTCAAACCAGCACTGATGTGTAGTCACCTTAAAAGAGGTGGCATCAGTAACGCCGAACCCCGGTAGGAATAGACGCTAGTTCGTCTCCATGTACCGGGACCAGGCACAACAGAAAGGATATGATGAAACTAAATAAATTAATTAAAAAAATAAATAAAGAGAATGCACCGCCGGATGGTTGGAGGCCTGAAGACAAACCAGAAGCAAACAAACAATACGCACTAACGGGTGGCCCTGGTGATAAATGCATTCTTAATGGTAACAGCTGGAAAGAGTCCGAAGTAAATGAAAAGAATTAAACACAACGACCTGCTGCCATGGTTCACGATGGACCATGGCCAGCTGCCGTCTTCATACCTGAAGAGCACCCAGAAATTTTTTAATAAGCTTCAAGCTACAAGCCGCAAGCTTGACAAGCCTCAAGCCGTAGGATACAATAGGACAAAATAGAAAGGTATAATATGAAAACAAGTGAAGCTCTAAAACTAGTCGGAGGCTTGAGCAAACCTTCAAAAATGCCTGGCTGGGCCT